GGCGCGCATTGTCGCAGTCGAGTTTGTTCGCGGCTGTTATCTGTTCAGGGCTCGCATTGTCAGGAAGTTTCGTTGTCGCGCAACCCGCCAGCATTACAATCATCAGTATTGCTATCAATGTTCTCATTTTGTTCCTTTCGACGTTTGTATTCCTTGCAAAATTCCTTCATATCTCGGCACGAAAGCCGTCTCTCAACAGTCCAGTGGCTATCACAAGTGGAACATGGATCAATCATAGGTCCGCCCAATATTTCACCCAAGATGAATCGGGTTTGATGTTAATAGTAACTCCGCCAATTTCTGTCGGAGGATACCCCTTGCACTCTGAATATGTAGGGTCAGTTGTCTTGCTGTATGTCCTGAGAAATGTCCCGGTTATGGCTATCAATTTCGGTTTACTTATCAACTTAGGACCGACATTCCCTAAACGAGGTATGCGGTCAGCTTGTTTGCGATGAACATGCCCGTATAGAAAAATGTCAGCGTCCCAGTTGCTTGCTTCACGTGCGTACTTAGTTAAATCAGCGCCCTGCGTCCTTGAACCACCACCAAAGCCATGATGACCCCGTATTTTTACGCTTCTTCCCCTTGAACCTCCCTCGGATAGAGTGAGTTCCATCAGCCAGGAATAGCCAAGGAATGGGACCCCTAGATCTTTGCATATGCGCTGAGTTGGATTCGTCCCGCAGTGTTTCGTTATGCTATCTTCATGGTTGCCTGTTCCTAGTCCGAGGATACGATCTTTATGAGGTCTAAGCCATCCTGAAAGCTTTTCTATCTGCTCGTCGACTATGGCATCACCATCTGAAGCATCACCTGATTTACGGTATCGCTTGGAGTCAGATGCGATCACCATGTCCATCAGGTCCCCGATCCCGAGGAAGTAGCAATCCGGGTCGTTAATAAACTCTTTGGCGGCCCGCTCGTCGCAATGGCTAGAGCCAGCGTGGATGTCTCCGAGAATCTTTATCCGCTTAGTCTCGCCAAGTTTATATTGAATTCGAGCCTGATGAACTATCATGTCCACCCACACCCACTACGGACGTGCTCAACTTCGCTTTTCCGGAACGTATCACACTCAATCTTCGACCGAGAGTGAAGCTGAATCCACTCTTCGCCGCAGTAGACGCACTTTTCGACGTTTAGGCCGTCGTGTGTCCGGACAACCTCGACCCTGCCGTCGTAGCATTCGCCGCGCTTATTGTGCTCTGATGAGTAGCATGTCATTTCACATGGGTCGCTATTCTAGTCGCTATATCAACCACCACTCCGGCGAGCAGAGCGACAAGGGCGAAATAGATTCGATCCAGTTTCTTGAACAAAGCCGCCTGGTTCTCTTTCAGGGTCTTGACGGCCTCGCAGACCCCAGAATGTTCGTCGCACTTCTCCGGGGTTGTCATAAGAATTTCCCCTTGCGTAATTCCATCTCTGTGCTATTCATCGGTAAGCCTCCAGCTATCGAGGTAGTTGGTCGGTCAGATGCTCCGGTTCAGTTGCAGACTGGTCGGGGCATCGCTGCTTTACGGTATTATCCTTGCCACATCGGAACCCTGTGTTGCCGGACCAAACTCGGCTTCTTCCCAGTACGGAGTCTCGTCCCATCCTTCGTTCGTGAAATCGCCGAGCAGTGATCTTTTCTCCTGCATCGTAGTCTCGCCTCTGTACCTACGAGGATTCCCGCATTGCCAACACGAGCATCTCTTTGGAGTCCTTCGCAGTACATGCAGATCTCTCTCGATAAGTTCATGGTCCAAGACGAATCCGGCATCCGGCACAAAGCACCTATACCAATCCGGAGAAGAGTCCAACCGCTCTTTCATCCTCCTCTTCGCTATGATGTCTGCTTGGATCATTCTTGTGCCGCGCATTGGTGCCTCGCTAATATTCCTTGACTCTGAACTGCCAGTTGATAAGCGAGTGGCTCTTCTGTAGACCGCTTACCGCCTGCTGGGCGCGCTCTAAGGTCGCGTACCTTCCCCAATTTAGCCAACCGGTTCTACCGGATCGCCATTTTGGGTCGAACGCCTGGACAATGAAAGGCTTTCGCTTGGGGGAAAGCTTCCTGTGCTTTGGGGCGATTGTCATAGCCATCCGCACACTCTAGGCACAACGGCAGCCAACCACAGAACGATTAGGAGCACCGGCCAAATAGGGCTATCCCAGTTGATTCTCGTCAGCATCACCGCGATTCCTTTAATGCGTTCTCGACCTCTTCTAGCTTCTTCGATGCCCGTATCAATGCCTGCGCCGCTTTCCTGACATCCATCCTGGCCGCTATCAGACCGTTACGAGTCACGTGCTGCAACCTGGCTAACTCATCGGACCCCAGACGAGTCAGGTAGTCGTTGCACGGCTTTGTTCGCCATTTGCGAATCCAGGAGGGTATCATCTCGTCTCCATGCTCAGACTGTAGCGGTCTTGCCGTATCTGGCGTACAGCTTAGCCAACTCAGACCTGAATCTTTCTTCCATGTCAGGAGCGGGTGGAACGTGAAGGTTTATATGCTTTGCTGAGGCTTCACAGAACGGGCACTTCATTGGTCTGCGTATTCCGGGATAGAAAAATTCATTAGAGCACTCATCGCACACAAGGCGTTTTCGCCCCCCCAAAGGGTCACTCGCCCAATCTATTTGCTCGTCGCTTCTTAGCTTTCTACCGCTCATACACACTCCCATTTTTGTGATATCATCGCGTCTCCCGCACTTCACGGTAATCAAGTTCGCAAATAGGCTCGAACTGCCAGCTAGAGGGAATCCACTCAACCAACTCTACCTCTGAGTTGACTGCTATCGCCTTGGAAAGAGCAGACCTATTCTGCCCATGTGGTATAGAGTAAACGCACAGTTGGAAAACCTTCTCTTGATACTCCATAACCTTTGGAGGTGAATGGGGCTGAATGCACGCTTGAAGTGGTGGGTATTTCCTCGCCCTGATATCGCGCTGCGAATTGGGTAGGCAGATATTAACCCGGCCTATCACCAAAAGACCACCCTGAGCCAAGGCTACATTCATCTCGTCTCCCCGTACAGTTCCCGGTGCAGCCACTCGCGGAATTGCCAGCACTCATCCCGGCAGGTGTTGCCGAATGGGTCACGCTCATAGCGCATGCATGTATGGCAGGGGCAGGTGGTTACTGGCATGGCTAGTCCTTGGGCTCCCATAGCTTCCCAGATGGGCAACACTGTCCACTCACGGACCGCATATTGTCGCACCGTTTATAGGACTTGCGGCCTCTCACAACTTCAACCGATACCGATGCCTCGTGCGTACAGTGGTCGTTTATCTCGATGTCAATGCCAGCAGCACGAGCGACCCCGGCCACCTCCGATGGGAATGCTGAACCGAACCACTTGCAGTCAATACAAAGTTTCATGGGCCAAATTACCAATAGTCTAGGGTTGCAAAGTTCTTCAGCGCTCAACTTACTGTAATCAACCTCAACGCCACCTAGATAAGCTCTCATGACAAATCACATCCGTCGAATGGGCCACGTCTGATAAGGGGGGCCAGTGCGTACCTTGCTCCGTCCCAGATATGGTCATGCTTAGGGATGAGGTCGGGCAGGACATCCCCGGTCAGCTTATCCACCTTGTAGGACCACAACCGGGCCTCATCCTGGGCGTGCTGGCAGCGGGGGTGAATCACTATCTGCTCGAACGACCGGAGATAGGCTATCCCGTCCTCGACGCTCCCGGGCCACTTAGGTGCCGCTGTGACACCGGCATATCCGTGCTGGCGCATGTAGGATATCGTCTCGGGGCGCGCACAGTCTGAGCGGATAGTGTGCTGACGTGCTCCCGGGACAGTGTCGAATAGGGCCGGGGTCTTGTCGATGTCCACACCTACTCCCCATGCCTCATGCTCGACATAGAGCTTGCGGCGAGGCAGATCTACCAGAGATGCCCGCTCGGAGATCCACAGCTTGACGAGGGCGGTAGGGTCACTGGCAAATCCCCAGTCAGCGCCGTAGTAGGGGCCATGCCATCCGTCCTTGGGTTCAAATGCCTCGACTACCCATTTGCCATTGAGGACCTGAGCCTTTGAGTGGCGTTTGGTCTTGCCGAGCCAGATATGCTCGTAGGCATCCATATCAACGCTCTTGAGGTACTCCATCTCACGGCGCAGGACCTCGGGGAACCAGGGGTTATCGTAGTAGTTGATTTCCACGCACACTGCATCAGGGGGCGGGGAGATGACGAATCTCTTATAGGTTGGGTCAGACTCATCGTCTGGGTTGAATGATACCCAAATCTCGGATGATTCCTTGCGGATCGTGGGGATCAGGATGTCCCATGAATTGCTCGATACCTTCTCGGCTTCCTCCACCCATGCTATGTCGATACCCTCTGTGGACTTGATCTTGGTCGGATTGTTGCGGATGCCGGAGAAGATGAACTCTGACTTATTGAGGCTCTCGATTGATGATTGCTGCACGTTGTAGTACTTTGAGAACCCTATAGAATCGATTTGCTCGGACAGCAGACGGTGAACTGACTCCTGGATGGAGTTTTGGAATTCGCGGGCGCAGAGGATACGTAGGCGCTTTTGCAAGGCCATTGTCAGCAGAGACCGGGCAAATCCCCAGCTCTTTGCCCCTCCACGACCCCCGTAGGCAACCTTATACCTGGCAGGCTGCCATAGGAACTGGAGCTTGGGCGGGAGATCTATGCTGATTGTTTTCTCTTTGGCCATTAGCGAATCATTCTGATAACAGAATTAGTTGTCTAGTTTGGCGTAAGTGCCTGATTCAACGATGCCAGAATAGGGCATGATAATGTATATTATGACAACCTAGGCCACTAGAGCCAGTTTACAAGGGCATCCCCCCTGAAACTTCCAGGTTACATCCCCCCTAAATGACTCTCGTATTTCAGCCTTCAGTAACATTCTCACCCTCAAATTCCCCCTCAATCACATCCTCAATCTGTCTAACAGGAGCAGCAATTTGCTCAGGAACTACGAAATTGACCTGGATTCTCATGCCGCCGAGAGAGCCGTCAGGATTCGTCAACTCGACTGATTGCTGATCCTTCCAGCCGAAATTGTTCTTGAGATTGAAAATCACCCCTGGCGCAATCTTCGGTTTCCAGAGCGATTCTTCTACAAAAGACTCGATTTTTTGCTTTGCCGTCTTTATTGCGTGAACATATTCGGGTTTTTGCTCCATCTTCTCATAATTCAGCAGAACCCTTCTCGATGTTCCTAAATAGACAGCTAAACCTGAAACTGTATATGGTTTTGGATTTGGGACAGTGATAAGTTCACCATCTTTATTGGGGATTTGCGCAGTCTGGGAATCACACCAATGGAAATAGCTGTCGATCGCTGCCTGCAAATCTTCGGCAGTCCTAAACTTCATTGGTTGTCCCGGACCTTG